TTATTTTGAGTTCAATAATATTTTTAATAATCTATTATATTCTTTAAAAGATTTTATTACTTTATTCTTTTTATTATTTATATATAATTCTCCTTTGAAATATTGCTTCACTTTATTATTTTTCCTCTTATATTTCTTCTCCCCTTTTAATTCTATTATTTTTTTATCAATTACAAATTTATTATAATATACCTCATCTAATAATTCTATCTTCTCTATATCCGCTTTTAATATATTTTTTACATTATTTAAAGTCATTTATATTATTATAATATATTATTATTTAAATTATGAATAAAATTTTTGAAGAACAACCTTATATTTTATATATATTTATTAATAATACACATACTATAAATTATTTTATCAATTTATTAAAAATTAATAAATTATTCTATAATAATATTATACACAATTACAAATATATTAGATATACTTATGAACCTTTTAATTATAATGAATTAAAACATTCTGTTATTGAATATTGTAAAAATCCTGAATATATATGTTCCAAATTAGGTCATATATCTCGCTGGAATACAATTAATATTACTGATATGAATTCTTTATTTAAATATGCTATTGAATTTAATGAAGATATTTCTTATTGGAATACTTCTAATGTTATTAATATGAATAATATGTTTAATAATGCTTCTAATTTTAATATTAATATTAGTAAATGGAATGTTCAGAATGTTGAAGATATGAGTTTTATGTTCTATGAAGCATTTAATTATAATCAACCTATTGACAATTGGAATTTAACTAATCTTAAAAAATATAATAATATATTTGAAAATGCTTTTATATTTAACCAATCTCTATTCATCTTTAAAAAATATAATAAAAATATTAATTCATCTCATATTTCAAATTGTAATAGTTTCAATATTTTGAAAAATTGTTTCTAATTATTTTATCTTCTTAACACGCAAATTCATTTTATTCTTATGTTTTAAAGAACCATGTATATTATCACTATCCGATTCATACTCTGTATTATAATGTGTATTATTATAATTCCATAATTCTTTTGAACCTATCTTAAATGGTTTGTGAGGTACTGCTTTATACCAAAATACTTGGTCTTCTATCTTATTACTTTTTGAAGAATTATCTATCACTAAACATTGAAAATCCTCCGTACAATTATCCATTACTTGACAAAATATATCAAATGTCGGAAACATACCCGCATAATGTTCGTATAATCTCTTCCTATTTGATATGATATTCTCCCTCAAAATAAATATATAATCTATATTTGTACGCAATTCTGGAGGAATTCCTAACGGATATTGCATAGTTAAAATAAATAATAAAAAATAATGACGACCATTCATAAAACAAGTTTTCACATTTTTACTCTTTACCCATTGCTTCGCACTATCCATTAAATCATCCATTATTAAAAATGTATTCGGATTTAAATTACTATAACTATTTCGGTCTATCTCCATATCTAATTTCTTCTTTATCTTTTTTTGACGATATAATATCTTATCCACTATATCATCTGAATATTCATCATGAATTAACATCGGCGGAATTATTTTACTATAAAACTCATTCGCACATTCCGTACTAGAAATTACTGAACCAATCGGTATATCCTTATTATGATATAATAAATCCTTTACCAAAAAAGATTTCCCTGTATTCCTTTTACCTATTAATACTATCACCTTATCCTGTGTTACTAAATTCATATCAAATTTCTTTAAATTTAAATTTGCCATTATTAATTATACATAGATTATTATTAATCTATATAAACTATTTATTATATCTGTCTTTTATTTTATTTTATTTTATATTATATATTATTATGGATAATATATATATTTATATTATTATTGCTACTATTATTGGACTTATTATTGGGTCATTAAGTTGTGCTTGTGTTTATAAATCCTTAGATATTGATAAAACTATTCCTAAATCCACTATCAATATTATCCAAGAAGAACAAACCGGAGGTCAAAATAAATATAATAAAAATAGTGAAAATGAACTATTTCAATCACTTATGCCTAAATTAAATAGTATGAATCTTGAAGGACATAATGTTAATAATTACTCCAATTATCAAAAATTATAAATATATAAAGTTATATTTTTTATTATTATTATTATAATGAAATCACTTGTAGTATTAACACAATATAAACGACAACATTTAGAAAAACAATTAGAAGCATTATATAATCAAACATATAAACCTGATTATTTAGTTGTATTTCAAAACGAACACCATATTGATATTTCTACACTTAAAGAAAAATATAACTTTATACATATTCAAAACGATTTTAATACTAAATATATTGGTCGCTTCGCAGTCTGTATTAGTTTCCCTGTTGATATTTGTATCGTTATGGATGATGATATTATTCCAGGAAATAATTGTATTAAAAATTATATTACCGAATGTATTAAATATAACTCCATTATGGGCGGTAATGGTCGCATGGGGTATTATACCACAAACCCTTATAATGTCCCAAATAAACTCGCACCTTTCCCAGAAACTGGTTTCCGCCCTGAAACTAAATTAGTTGATTTCGTCGGTCATCTTTGGTGCTTTAAAAAAGAATGGTTATACCATATGTTCTCCATTAAACCTTTTACTCTTGATACTGGTGAAGATATGCACCTCTGTTATTCCTGTAAAGTTAAAAGTAATATTAACACCTATATTTGTAAGCAAGAAATAGAACAAGATAATTGCGATATTACTAATGGGTCTCTCTCATGTGATAAATTCGCCAGTTATTTAACTATGAGTCAAATTACACGAAAAAATGTTGAAAACTACTTCATCAAAAATTATAATCTACAACTTATTACAGAAATATAAAAACAAATTTATATATATAAAAAATGTTTATTTTTCAATTTTTATCAAGATTTTATTTCTTGTAGAGTTTTGCTTGAAACTCTAATTCCTCAATTATATTAAAGGAATATCTTGGGGGTCTTTTTGTTTATTTTTTTACATAATTGCAATTTAAATCATAAATTACAACCATAACAAAAGTTATTAACTTTTGATCTTACACATTCAAAGAAATGTATGTGAAAGATAAACCTGTAATATTACATCTGGATTCGTTAATTCCAGAAAACAACCTATCAGCAAAGGAATGCTAAACGTTGGTACACACTTGATTCTACTTACGGGGGAGTTCTGAGGTCTCCTCGGGTTTTCCGCAGTTAGATCAAATATTATACATTATGAGAGGACCGATCAATCATGTGTGTGTTATTAATATTATATAATAATTAAAATCAATTTTTTTTTACCATATGTATTTAAAATTTAATAGCATCTGTTGCTAATTTATCTGCCCACCAATTCCCTTTTGAATGTATATCATTTTTATTTGTATGTGCTTTTATATATTGAAATATTACATTTGAATTTTTATATAATTCATATGTATCTCTAACTAACTCCTTATTTGGTATATCTACATTCCAATTTTTTTTAGAACATTTATACCCATAACTCGTTAAACATAATATTGAATATTTTGAATCAGTTAATATTACTATTTTTTTATTATTTTTTATACTATCTTTTACAATATTATATACTTCCCTAATTGCTGTTAATTCTGCTACATTATTTGAGTGCTTCTTCGTATTTAATCTTCTTGATATATTCCTATTATCCCCCTCACCAAAATATATTCCTATACCCCCCTTTGAATTTTTTTTACCATTATTACTACACGCACCATCCGTATATATATATATAATATCTTCATCCTTATATTCCTTATTATATTCTTTTTTATCTTTTTCTAATTTATTATATACTAAATATTTTAATATATTTGTTTGTTTATACATTATTATTATATAAAATATAATTATATATAATAATAATATAATTATGTTTTTAATATCTTTTGGAACAAGACCAGAATTGATTAAATTAATTCCATTAATTAATATATTTAAAATACAAAATATAGGATTTTATACATTATTTACAGGGCAACATGAAACATTAATAGAAGATTTTTATGAATATATAGATGAACCACATATAATTTTAACAAATATAATGGAACACGGGCAAAGTTTAAATAAATTAACTTCAAAAATATTAGCAAGAATGGATGATGTATATGATATATATAAAATTAAAAATGTTATAGTTCAAGGAGATACAACAACATCATTTGCGATAGGTTTATCAGCATATTATAGACAAATAAAAGTAATACATATTGAAGCAGGATTAAGAACAAATAATAAGTATAGTCCATATCCCGAAGAGGTGAATAGAAGATGTATTTCTGAAATTGCTGATATACATTTATGTCCTACAACATTATCATATAATAATTTAATAAAAGAGAATATTAAAAAAGGATTATATATAGTTGGTAATACAATTGTAGATACATATGATTATATATTAACAAAATATAAACCAGATTCATATATTACGAATATAATTAAAAAAAATCCAAAATATATTTTAGTAACATTACATCGTAGAGAAAATAAAGGCAAAAAAATGTTAAAAATGTGGAATGAGTTAAATATATTATGTTCTACATATAAATTTATATATATTTATCACCCAAGTGTTCCAGAAAGTAAAAGTAAATTATTAGATAAAATTGATATATTAGAACCACAAAATTATATAAATATGGTATATTTAATAAATAATTGTAGTGGTATAATTTCTGATAGTGGAGGAATAGCAGAAGAAGCAGTATGTGCTAATAAAAATATATTAATGTGTAGAGATACAACAGAACGCCCAGAAACTATTAGATGTGGATTAGGTAAATTAATAGATACTGAAATTATTAATAACATTACATTTTTATTTATAGAAAATGATAAAATAATTATAGAAAATCCATATGGTAAAAATGTATGTGAAAAAATTATAACATCATTAAAATTTGAATTAGATATATAATAACATTTTAATTATATAAGAATTTGAATTATAATTATAAATATAAATATGTTATATTTAAAAAGTTATTGTTATAGTAATCATGAATTACCATTTATAATTGCTAATTTAGAGGAAAGTTTTAATTATATTGATACATATTATTTATATGAATATAATTATACACATTGTGGGAGATTAAAGGATTATGAAATATTAAAGGTATTACATTTAATTCCAGAACATTTAACATCTAAATTATGTTATAAAACAATTGATTTAACAGAATATATGGAAGATGCTTATGAAAATGAGGATTTAATACATAATATGATTGAACCAATACAAAGAAGTTGGGTATATAATGATGAGAATGTTAAATTTGAAAATAATGATATAATTATAGATATAGATTGTGATGAAATTATTTATAAAGATTCATATCCAAAATTAGTAAAAGAATTAAATAAGAAGATGAAACCATTAAGTATATGTTTAAATCAGTTCTTTTATAAACCTAATTATTTATGGACTAATTGTAATTTTAGTAGTCCTACAATTTATAAGTATGTTATGATTAAAAATAATACAAAAATTATTAAAGGATTAAAAATACAAAATTTAAGAGATTTACCACACAAAACAGATAATATATATGGTTGTCATATGAGTTGGATTATGCCTGTAAATTATATGATTAAAAAATTACATTCATATAGTCATCCTTGTTATAGAAAATTTGCTGATATTGAAGTATTACAAAAAGCGGTAGATGATAAAGTATATATATTTGATTTAAATAGAAAATTTGAAATTGAAGAATTAGAAATAAATGATAATAAAATTCCAACATATTTAAAAAAATATAATATTTTTGAATATTTAGAATAATATAATTGATTATACATTAAAATATGAAACTATAGGAATAACTTCTGAATATGCTTTATATTATTTTATATAACTTTTTAATTATATATATTAACAATTACATCATCTGGAAATTTATATTCAGTAATTTTTTTAAATTGTTCTGGATAATTATGCCATTCTTTTAATTTAATATATTCTGGAATTTCAATTACATTTAATTTTAAATCATCACCATAATTTCCTTGAACTAATTCCTGATAAGTATAATCAGGCATAGTTATAACTTCTAATTTATCATTCATTAAATACATTAGAAAATCTAATATTTTTGAATATTTAGAATAACAAAATTGATTATAAATTAAAATAAATATAAAATATGAAAAATAATAATGAAACAATCGGAATAACTGCTGAATATGCTTTATGTAAATTATTTAAAATAAATTGTAATATAACTAATAATAGAATTAATAATGATATTTTAACGAAATTAACAATACCATTAGATAAATTTATAAATAATAATAATATAAAAATAATTAAACATGAAGGTTATAATAATAAAAATATAGATTTTATATTAAAAGATAATAAAACATTAAGTTTAAAAACATTAAAAAATAATAATGGAAAAATATGTCCTCAAAAAGTAGGACAACCAACATTAAAATCATTTGATAAACAATGGAATTTAGAATTTAATGGGGATTTAATATATAATAAAGATAGATTCGAATATATAAAAAAAAATATTTATAGTTATTTGAATATAATGTTAAAAAATATATATTGTTGTGATTATTTAATTTTAATTAGAAATTGCAATAAAAATCCAAATATAGAAATATTAGAAAAAAATATAGATTATTTTAATAATCAAAAAATTATATTTACAAAATATATATATGAAGAAAAATGGAATAAAAAAAAAAATAAGTATAGTGAATTTTCAAGTACTATAAAAATAAATAATATCATAGTTGGTGAATTACAATTTCATAAGAATAGTAGAAAAGTATTAAAATTTAGATTTAATTATACATTTTTAATTTCAATTTAAATTATATATTTAATATATCCAATATTTTTTTATAATATTCATTGGATACTTCACATCCTTTAAAATATCTATTTGTATTATTACAAGCAATAGCAGTTGTTCCACTTCCTAAAAATGTATCTAAAATAATATCATTTTTATTTGAATGTTTTATTATAAGTTCTTCAAATAATTTTAAATTTTTTTGTGTTGGATGAAATTTATTTTTACCTCCTTGAATAGGATAATTATATATACCATTATCATATGAACTATTAAATGTAGGTTTTGATTTTTTTATTCCACATAAAGCAACTTCTCTACAATTAGTAAGATAATTAACAGAACTATTTAATGGTTGCGGATTTGTTTTATTCCATTCAATAAATCTGATTTGTTTAAATCCTGCTTTTTCCATAAGTTCTTTAAGATATGTAATTTTCCATAGATCAAAGAACAATATAAGAGTTCCTCCATTAACTAATACTCTATAATATTCATTTATAAATTGTTCTAATATTTTCATAGTAAAGTTATTATCCCATTCTCCATAATTAGTTTGAACCGCATATTTTGAACCATATATAGAACCATATTTTAAATAATTGTTTTTAAGTGAATCTAATTTTGTATCTATTTTATTTTTAGATATTTTATTTTTCCCCATCCAAATATTCCATTCTTCTTTTGTTTTATAATTATTCCAATTATCTAATGTTTTTAAATTTGTTTTTGTCTTATTATAATTTTTTACAATATCTGCTTGTTTATTCATTCCTGTTTCTTTTGATGTAATATATGGAGGGTCTGTTAATACTAAATTTATACAATTACTATCAATTGTTTCTAAATATATTAATCCTTCACAATTTACTATTTCTATATTATCCATTATAATTATATATAATTTTATATTTAAATCAATTTTTATATTTAAATCATTTTTTTTATATTTAAATCAATTTTTATATTTAATATAACTTTTTAATTATATGTATTTACAATTACATCATCCGGAAATTTATATTCAGTAATTTTTTTAAATTGTTCTGGATAATTATGCCATTCTTTTAATTTAATATATTCTGGAATTTCAATTACATTTAATTTTAAATCATCACCATAATTTCCTTGAACTAA